TTTTTCAGGATCAACACCATACTCTCGATATAAGTTTTCTCTTAATTTTACGTTTTCTCTAATTCTATCTTCTATAGATTTTTTAGCAGAAGGTAAGCTTGATGTATCTTCTGTTTCAGTTTCATCCTCTGTAATATTTAATGATGCTATTCCATCTTCTTGCATACCTCTACCACCACCTGCTCCAAGACCCATGTCTATTATTTGTTGTGACATTGGTGGAAAGATTACATCTTTGTTTGGATTACCACCATTAGCTAATCCTGTTCTTGATGCATTTAATTTTGGTCCATCAAGTCCTGATAAGACTCCAGTTGTTCTTTCTTGAAATTCAAACTGTGGTGAGCCACCCATTCTGAACATTGGTCTTTTTAATATTCTATTCATTATCCTCTTAACGCTCCGAATATACCTGCTAGTGCAGAACCTGCACCGATTGCAGTCTGTAGTGGACTAGGGTTAGGCACAAAGCTTTGTGTAGTTTGACCTGGATAACCACCCATAAGTCCTGCAACTTGTCCTGCGTATCTAGATAAATTTTCTTGAGGTAAGAATGTAGCCTGCCTTGCTGCTTCTCTTGTTGCGTCTCTTTCAGCCTGCTCTTGTGCCTGTTGTACTGCGCCCACTGATCCTAATGTTGAAATGTCTGCTCTTTGTAATTGTGGTAACAATTGAGCAAGGCCTTGTTGATTAGCAAAATCTTGTTGTCTTCTTGCTGCTGCGCTATCAAAACCTTGTTGTAATAAATTTGCTTGTAACATTGCTCTGTCCATATCACTACCAGTTTGGTATTCTGCTAGTTCTACACCTTCTCTACCACCACCAAAAGCTCCTGATGCTACTGCTTGATCTCTAATTCTTTGTCTGTTTGCTGCTGCGTTTCTATCAAACTCTGCAAGTGATGCATCGATTACTTGCGTTTGATATGGTGACATAAATTCTTGTATAGTGCCTGCACCTGTTCCAGCGCCAGCTCCTGTTAATTGTTGTGCTTGTGTTAAAAATGGTTGAAAAGATCCAACACCTGATGCTGCTAATGATGCAGCTCTTGTTTGTAATGCATCTTGTGGTGCTACACTTGGTGCAAGACCAGCTAAACTTTGTTGTCTAGTTTCAAAAGCTCTAGCAGCTTGTTGTCTTGCTGCAAAGTCTGCAGCTGATTCACCAGGTCTTTGTGATATTGCTGATAATCCTACAGATACTGTAGGTACACCTGTGGATGCTACCAGGTTTTTTGCTAGGTCAACACCTATATCTTCAATAAACTGTGGTGGACGCGTACGAGTTTCTGTAATAGCCATATTATAATACTTCCTCTAGTCTTTGAGCTGTTTTGAACATTTTACGTGCGCCATCCAAGCCTTGCGATTGATCATTTTCGGCTTCTAATTTATCCATTAGATTATACATTTTTTCAGCGCCCTTGTCTATATCTCCGTCACCAGCACCTCTGACAGCATCTGCTGTCATTACAAATTCATTCTTACTTAATCTAGCTGGGACGTCATCAGCCCTCTCTTTTTTACCTATTGGCACAAATCCACCCTCATCTCTAAAGTCCATTTCCATACCTTTTAGGTCCATGAGTCCACCCTCTGCTTTTTTATCTCTATCTAGATTAGCATAGTATTTGACAAACTCTTTGTGTTTAGGATGCATTTCTGCAGCATCTGGATTTACTTCATATATTCTTTTCCAACCTTTGTATTGTGGATCGTTCTCTACATCTGACATACCACCTTCAGCTCTAAATGCTATTGGTACGTTACCTTGTGCCCCTCTTCTTCTATATTCTTCTACACTAAATCCTGTGTTGTCATCAAAGCCATCTTCATCTTCATCTTCATATCCTTTACCTGCTAATGCACCTGCAAGCAATCCACCACCTATAGATAGTCCAGCTAGTTTACCAATACCTGCTTCAGCTATTTTATTTTTTATTGCATCAAAACCAAATTTTTTAGCAAGACCACTAAAACCACCACCAGTTAATAATGGTGCTCCAAATTTAAATGCTAATGCACCAAGACCTATTTTACCAATAGGACTTTTAACAATTTTTTTAACAGCTCTTTTTGCTTTTTTAACTATACCACCTATAAAATAAAGTTGTCTTTGTGCTTCTTCAAGATCCATGATCCCTCCATCAGCATAAGGCACACGTCCACCATCTGCTCTAAATGCAAGAGCCATTCTAAATGGTTCTTCCTCCTCTTCCTCTTTTGGTGCGTTACCACCAATAAAACAATATGCTGGTGGGTTAGGTCCTAAACAAGGATTTGATTGTGCATCATCTCTACCACCTGTATCTTCTGTTTTGTTTCTATCTCTATAATCTAAAAATTCACCCTTTGTTAAAGTGCCATCTAAAATTTTTTGTTCTATCTCCATGTCTTGTCTTAAATCTTGAAGATCTTTTGTTTGTTGTTTTGATATTCCTTTTTTACCAGCCATGGTAGATAGTGGACCATATATTTCTCTTATTGAATCAATGTCAAACAATGCTGTTTCTTTTGGTACATCAAAAGCTTCTAGCGCAGCTGTTGCAAAACCCACCGGCACTCCACCAATAGTACCAAATTTTTTATCTAACATTCCTAAACTTTTTAAATTAGCGGCTTTAGTTCTTCGATTAAAACCTGCGGGCCCTAAATAATTTTCTAAAAATGTTAAATCTTTTTGTCTTTTCTTTCGATCAGCAACTCTTTTTGCATCAGCTGCAATTGATCTTGCAAAATTTCTTTGTTCAACATTTTTTGGATCTGACGTAACGTCAAAAGATCTGCCACCAATAATTTCTTGTGGTGGTCTTGAAGGAGGATCGTCTCTACCTATTGGTCCACCTGGTCTGTCAGGATTTAATGATTTATCAAAAGATTTTGTTGAGGCATCTCTACCACCACCGCCACCACCTGAATATCCACCGCCTTTACTTCCACCACCGCTTCTACCAGCACCATAGCCACCACCTCTACCACCTTGATAACCACCTTCACCACGATAGCCAGGTCTTTTTTTACCTTTACCTTTTTTTACAAGTTGAGGTATACCACCATCTTGCATTAAAATTTGTTTTGCTTGTTGTGCGTTTGTAATCGCCATTATAAATCTCCTGAACCGGCACCAATACCGATATCTACTACTTTAATCTCTACATCACGTCTTATGTGTTCTCTTTGCGTGTCTGTTGTTGGGTCATTAATATCTGCCTCTGCTTCTGCATCGGAGTTATATTCTTTACCCGTTTTTGTATTTGTTAATGTTATAATACATTCTGGAGTGATAACAGCTGTTTTTTTGCCGTTTATCATCTCATATCTAACGCTTGCTTCTGTTTCTTTAAAAGACATTATATTTGATCCGTTGGTTGTGTTCTTAAAATTTGTAGTAAAGACGCTGTCATTTTAATTTTATCTGCTGTAGCACACTGCATTTTCAATTTATCTCCAGCCTCTAATACTATAATATTATTAAAGGTAAGTAAATCAACACCTTCATTAGCATTTATACTGGCTACTTTGTACTCAAAATCAGTAGAAGTGGTAGCATCAAACACTTTTACCGTTACATCTAACGCACCACTATGTGTATTAAATAGCTTTACAGTCTTGATAATACTTGCTGTAGCTGTAGGAGACTCATACATATCTACATCTGATCCTGCAGCATTTAATAGTTTTTGTACGTTTTTGTATATATTTGCCATTATGAAAAGAAAAAACTAAATCGTTCTTTTTCCTCCTCGTTTTCTGTTAAGTATGTAGAATTTAATTGTTCTATTATAGATGTTAAAGCTCTATTAATTTGTCTTTGATTATCTTCGCTATACTCTTTTTTAGGTTCTGGTAATCTAACTACTATCTTTGTCATTATCTTCTCCCGTCTTGTTGTAGGTCTATTTGAAATGTTCCAAACCTCCAGTTCTGTGCTGACCCTGTGTTTTCTATTTTTAAATTAGCATATCTACCTCTTGCTCTTGTATCTTCTTTTGTTGTTGAAGACGTAATAGTAAAAGGACTATATGTGCTATTTGCTGTGGTTGAGGATGGAAAATCTTTTAGACCTATTGTAACTTGTGCATCACCTGCAAGAGTTTTAAAATCAGGTACAAATCTTCTCATTGCTAAAAATATTTCTGGTTGATCTTGTTGTAGTGCAATGTCATATGATTGTATGAAAGATGTTAATGCTGTTGTGCTACCATCAGGATTAATTTGATCTGTGCCTGTATCGTGTTGAAAGTAAACTGTTTGACCTAAACCAGACTCACCAACTATACTTGGAAACGTTCCTGTTGCAGATGAATTAAATTGTGTAGCATATGGTTTTGGATATACAATAGAGTCGATCCATGTAGTTCTAATAGAGTTTGTATTTACACCAGTATACCAATTACCCATGGGCACACCTTTAGATTCACCATAATTATAAACTACATACCTATCATTAAATGTAGATCCTTGTGTTGGATAATACCAAACTACTTCTGTGTATAAGTTATTAATACCAGCAGCAACTTGTTGACCTTTTGTAGTATCAAAATCATCGTAAACATAATCCTCTACACTACATGGTAAGTTATTTACTGTACCATCGAATGCAAAAAATCCATTATTACCAATCCAATATGCAACCCCATCTATCTCTACGGCTGCGTTCTGACCTATCAATCCACAGTTTGTACCCACCTGTTCAAATCCAAACGTAAACGGAGATCCAATAAATCTCATGGTATACAATGCATTATCGGTCCATATCAAAATGTTTTCTTTTGCAACTAATGCACCCATGATCTTTGTACCATCCTGCAATCTTTGTGTCCCTGCAGTGTTGGTTGTACCTGGTGCATATTCATTTATTTGTTCTTGGTTAGAAAATCTTATAAACATATCATCTTGTGTGGTCGGATCACCAATTGTTGTTTCTGTCCCTAGATGAATTAAGTGACGTGTTGTTGGTGATATAAGTGTAACTCTAGATGCAGTTGGGTTACCACTATCACCACTGATTGCTGTAGAAAAATTTGAAGTGGTTGTTGATGCTCTAGTTGTAAACTTTGCAGCGATAGCAGAGTTCCAAGTAAATGTTTTACCATTTGCAACTGTTGCAACTAATACTTGACCAAAGTTACTTAATGACCAAAGTCCTGGTTCAAGAGTCACGGTTGATGCTGCTACAGCATCACCCCAGTTACCCCAGTCTGTTGCATTTTGAACTGTTGTATTTGTAGAATGAGCTTGACCATTTGATGTGCCGGCAGTTGCTGTGCCTTTTGCACCTCTAGTAATTCCTAAAAAGTTTGTAGCATTTGTAGATGTGTAAGTAATTAATTCTGCATTTGGCACTGTGCCTACCGCAATAGTTCCTGCAGATGGAAAACCTGTTGTGCTATCTACGGTCACAGCTGTACCCGATCCACCTGTACCTGCTGTATCAGCATTTAATGATCCATCTAATTCTGTGCTTTGTGATCCTGTTACTGTCCCACCATAGTTTCCAATACCAAAACCATAACCATATGATTGTGCGGAAGGACCTACACTTTCATAAGGATTAACAGTGCAAC